CATGTTGTAATAAAAAATCACCAGTAGAAGTTCTACCTTGATCATCATCATCAAAATTGATAACTACTCTTTTAAATCTTTTAGTTAATTCATCATAAGACTTCTTACTAATTTTATTAGTTTCTGCCTGTAATCCTACAGCACTGTAACCCATTGAATAATAAGTTATTACATCTTTAAGACTTTTAGTTATAATTAATAAATCTCCAGTTTCTGGTAATTGATCATAACCTTGTAAACAATCTGCACCTACATTACTTAACCACTTACCTTCCTTTGTAGCTGAGTGAGGGCTATAGATTTTAAGATATTCAGTATTGTTTTTAAAGAACTTATAAGAATATAAAGGAGTATCATTTTTATGTTTAAAAACATAATGTTTATCTCCTTTGTTTAAATACACATGACTACATGCTTTTACATTAAATTTTTCTAAAATAGGTAAACTAATACCAAATTGATCCCAATAATAATAATCTAAAATATTAAATGGTCTGACAACTACTTGAATATTAGATTTTATTTTAACCAATTTGGGAACATCATTACTTAATAACAATTGAGGTGTTACATTAAAATTAGTTCTTTTTAATCCAAAATCATTAGCTATAATATTACAAGTTTCATGATAATTAGTTCCATATTTTCTACTTACATAATCAAATGCTAGAAAATAATCTCCATTACCAAAATCTTTATAATAAGGTATTCCATTACTACTAATTACAATTTTACAACTTGGATTAGTATCTCTATAAAATTCTGATTTAAAACTAGAATCTATTGATTTATAATTACCACAATATCTTTCTAATATTTGTAACTCTGTAATATATTTAAGTATTTCATCTTTATTTATTTGTAAACTTGCACTATCAAAATTGAACATAAAGGATTAGTTTTAAAAACTCCCTAACCTTACGGGGTTAAGGAGTGTTATTTTATTGTAACAAATTAAAATACTACTGAATCAGAAGTAGGACTAGAAAATGCTGATTGAGCATCTGCAGTATTTGCTGGTTCAATAGCTAATTTCTTAACATTCTTGTCAGAGTTAAAAAATAATTTACTATCTGCATCTGCAATTGATTTAGATTCACAGAATACACCGTTGCTAAATGAAGAAGCTACATATTTTGTACCTTTTTGAGAAATCTTCTCTTCACCGTTAACTTTTAATCTGAATTCTTTACCAATAACTAACATAGCTAATTTTTGAGCTAATTCTTCTGCAGATTTAACATTAGGCATTTTAGTTTTAGCTGTAATTTCATCTAAGTTATTAGATGCTGCAACTAATGCTAAAATAGCATTCTTAGAGATATCCCAAGCAGATTTTTGTTTACCTGGATTAACTACTGTACTTAGATAATATTGTTGCTTTAATTCAGCACCATGATTATCTTCTACTGTAAACTCTAAGTAAGGAGTTTGTTTTTGTGAACTAAGACCATTAGTAATAGCTGTTACTTTAACAATACTAATACCTGGTTTAATAGTTTCTTTGTAATTACCTTTAGATACTTCTGCGTTTTCAAAATTGAACATAATTGTTGTTTTTTATAATTAATAATTTAAATTGATCTGAAAAAGGTTATTCTCCAGACTGATACTTTGCGATTTTATCCAAGATTAATTTATAATCATTTGGTTCAAACTTTTCTAAACAACCTTCTGGCGATTTAGCAAGTCTTAATCCATCATAATTAGTTAAAAATGAATATTCCATCTTTCCATTCACTTCTTTTACATCAGCATGAAGAACATAAGTAAAGTAAGAAGGTATTTTAATCTGATTATCCAATAATTTACCTACAGTTTGTAGAGTAATTTCTGTATCACCATTCATATTAGTACTTCTTTCAGTATGTCCTATCACTATCACATTTAAATCATCACGTAGCTTTTCTTCCATTTTAATTAAGCCTTGAAATACATCTACTGCTAAATCTGACCACTTTTGAACAAAATATCACATAACTTTCATTATATGTTAGACTATATCTTTTATTATCTTTTTCTTTGTACCAATTGGTTGTTCAAACATTCTTTCAGATGTCCAACCTTTTGATTTTCTATCATAAATAATACTTAAAGGTATATTTAATAACTTACTCCATTCTTGAGCAGTTTTAAATTCTTCTTTATAAAAAATTAATTTTAAATTGTTATAAACAATAGCTTCTTCAAAAGACATATTACTTCTAAATATTCTTTTATGTAAATTATTATAATCTAAATTATATAATTCTGCCCATTCAGAAAGTATTTTTGTTTCTCCATTATAAGTGTATTTTAAATTAAAATCACTTCTATTAGAGGTTTGTTCTTTAACTGTTGACCATTTACAATTATTTGGTTCATAATTTCCTAAATTATCAATTCTATCTAAAGAATGATTTTCAGGAGATATTTCCATATCTTGTAAAAAGTTTTCAAAAGAATTTTTCCATCTATCACAAACTTGAATATTATTCAATTGATAATTTTTATCTTTGTGACAATTAGAATAACATCTAGCTTTCATTGCTTTCCAAGCTCGATATTCTTTTGTTAATTTACCATTAATTTTTCTCATATTATTTATTTTATTACAAAGATAAGATAATAACCTACCTTTTCGACAAATTTTCGACTAAAATTTATCTACTCTACTCCATTCATATTTATATAAAATATGTGTTTCGATAGTCGTTGAACCTTCATCTCATAAAGATGCTTGGCTGCTGATTGTCCAATTCTTACCTCTTTTACTATACTACAATCATTACTGTTGTAGGGAGTGTGTAAGACTCTAAGGAGTTTCCAGTCAGTTAAATAGGTTTATCCTGAGCTTCAATTTTAGTAGAACCCATTAATCTTAGAATCAGCCATGACTCTATTTGTTAAGAAGTGTGTAAAATCTTCTATAATAATAGTTTTAAATTTGGTACCTTCATTAGCTTTAGTTAATATTACTTTAAGCTCTGGAAATGTAGCACAATTTACTACATTACCTTTTTCTGTGCTATATTTTACAGCACCACCCCTAAAGGGTAACTCTTTTCGGTTAGGTTTAACTAATAGAGTTGTATTCTCATCTAAATTTAAAATTGCTCTTGATTTGCCTGAACCAGGTGTACCAATAGCTAATATAATTCTTCCCATTTTATTTGTTTAAGTACATTGTGTAATCTTCAGATGTCATTTCTTTTGGTAACTCTTCAAAGTAACCAGCTTCTGGTTTAGTATATAGGCCTATAGATATATTATCTTGACCTAAACGATTCTTAATTACCTTAAGAAGTCTGTATTTACCTTTTAAATTACCTGGAAATCCATCCACTTTAATATTATAAGTTAGACTAGTTTCTAGATCCATTTTATAAGCATTCATTAAACCTAATACTACATCTGCATCTTGGTAAGGATTAGTAGAATCTTTGAAATCAGTTTGCTGTGGACTAATGTCTGCACCTTTAAACTTCAATCTATCTACTGAACTCAAACCTTGATTAAATTGTTGAACTATAAAAAATGTCATATTAAACATATTTCTACAAGCAACAATGTATTCAGACATTTTATCAATATTCTGTTTAAGATTAAATCCTCTTTCTAAACGACCTAGAGCCATATGATCTAATACTACAATATTGTATTCTTCTTTGTTGCTAGCTTTCCAACTAACAATCTTTTCTTTAGCATTACCTTCCTCATCTGTATATGGCATCATTGTAAACTCACCTTTAGTAGACATAGTTTTCCACCAAAGATGATACAATCCTGTAGGATTAACAGGTACCCAATGCCAATCTATTTTTTCAAATAGCTCTTCAAGTTCTGGTAATTCATCATAGACTATCTGCTTTTCTTCTTCAGTTAATCTAGAATCACCTAAGCCTTTAATTGTTTGAGGAGATATTACTCTATCATACTTATTATAAATAATAATAGATAGCCAATTAGCTTTTTTACTTACTTCATCAATTTCCCAGGAATAATAAGTTACATTAAACGGAATACCTTTAGCTTTAGCATCTTGTAAACCATTCAATAATATAAAATCACATAGAGTTGTTTTTGAACTTCCTGAAAGTCCACCTATTAAGGTATAACAACTTCTTTGAATGTTATAAATATACTTATTAATTCTATTAAATCCGTTAGATAAACCAGTATACTCACCAGATAATCCTTGTTCTATTCTCTGCTTAAATTGCGTCATAGTCAGTGTTTGATTTTGGTAATACTTCTAATTTTTCTACGTCATTAAAATACTGTTCCCAAGTTCTTTGAGATAAGAAAGTAGCTAATAACTGCATAAACTCTTGTTTATTGTCTTTCAAATGTTCTCTGTAATACAATTGGATACATAATAATATTTTCTTATGTAAATCTATATTTTTAGAACTAACCAAAGAAGCTTTATATAGTTTTTTACATCTTACAAGATCATTATGTAATCTTCTTGTACCTCCAGTAACTCTTTTAACACTATTAGGATAAGTAGACAGTAATTCTTTAAATAATGTATCAAAATCTGTATTATCTTGCACATTAAATAATTCTTTAGTCTGATTTGTTATCTTAATACTACTAAAAGTAATATTTATCTCATTTGTTAAAACAATAAATCCAGAGTTTCTCAATCTTTGAAAACTATTAGTATCAATACCTCCACAATTTGTAGTGTATTTAACTAATAGTTCTTCTTCTTCGTTGACTAAACAAAATAAAATGAAATAATCTTCTAATTTAAGTTTATTAGCATATAATTTATTTAGGTCTACACTAATTTGTTCAATCATAAGTATCGTATTTTATCTTGGTTAAACCCTTCTAATGCAGATTTAACCCATTGTTCATCAATTGTATCTTTATAACATAAAATGTGTATAGTACTACATTCATCTGGATTTAATCTAAGAAATCTAAAAATCTTCTGACTTGCTTTTCTCTCATTGCCGTAAGAGTGCATAATTATTCCAAATTTTAGATCAGGTATATTAATTCCTTCTGATAATTGTTCTACAGCACATAACTTTAATAACTTTCCTGTTTTAAAAGACTCTAAATTTGATTCTGAAAACTTATTATTTGAATGATAAGTTGTTGGACAGATTCTAGCTGATTGCTCTTGAGTACTTGCAAAACATAAACATTTACTAAAGTGTCCTATGTCATTAAGAAGATTTTTAGCTTTAAACTCTTTAGATAAGAAGCCTTGCATAGCTTTCATGCGTTGAATAGCAGCTATTTTTTTCAAATGACCATAATTAGTATCAACTCTATTACTCCAATAGTTATAGACTTGAATTTCACTAGTCATCCATGTTGCTTGAGGTTTCACAACCTTAATATTTTTAACTTTGTCTAATTCTACATAATGAACTATGATTCTGTAGTCATTCAAAATTGAATGATCTACAGCTTCATCAGTATCATATGTGTATACTACAGGACAATACTTATCTACCATAAAACCTTTATCAGATTTGATATTAGTTGGAGGAGTACCTGTAAGTCCTATAATTTTACCATTAAATTTACTTAACCATGAATTTTTCTTTAAAGATAAACTGTGACACTCATCTAAATAAATTACAGTATATTCATGACTTTGCTTATCTAATGATAGGTAAGTAGAAAATGTAATATGTTTGAGAAGGTATTCAAGTTTAAATTTTACAGCATCATCTTTCCATGATTGAAATATTGATTTCTTAGGAGCTACAACTAAAAATTTAACATTCTTTGCAAGTTTGTAAAGAGTGTTCATGTGTTGTAATCCTATTAATGTTTTAC